AATTTGATAAGATGGACGTGATGGAACTGTGGTGATTGCCTCAAGCAACGGATTCGTGATCTTTTCATCAGCACTTCTCCAGCTACTCATATTGATCTCTGCCTTCCATCGGAACAGAGTTGGCAAGTAATCAGACAAACCAGCCTCACGGGCAACGTCTTGCAATTTATCGCTGTCCACTTTGCGGTTCAATCTGCTTACAACTTTGACTCGGTACGGGCCAAGGTGCAGGTTAGTCGTACCGTCTTTTGCTTCATCAACGTCAAGCAACTTCGATAACTGATCTTCTGCCGCCCGACGTTGCTCTACCGCTTGACGCTCTTTCTCTTTTGCTTCGATCCAGATCATGCTCAAGCGTCGTACTTCATCATCCTCTTTTGCCGCAGGACTCATACTCATATCAGCCTCCAATTTTCGCAATGATTTTTGATAAGTTCGGCTCTTCCCATTCATCGAGCTTGCCCGAACGATCCTTGGCCTGCCATGACGCGTCACCGTGACACTTCAAGCCGTGCCATGCAACACCGTCAGAGTTTTTCTCAATCCGCATCGCCAGAACTTCATCGAAGAAATACGGCAACTGCTGACCAATCTTGTTGCCAGGCATCGAAGGCGCGTACAGCATGCGGCCCATCTCGTCCTGCATTTTGTCCAACTTGGCGGTCATTAGAACGTGCATTGGCAGGTCACGGAACGCTCGTATCAAGTCTGTCATTTGTTCCTGCATTGCGCCGTATGCCTGGCGCGGGTCTTTCGCTACTTTCTTCTCAGCGTTCAGCACGACTTCTGCTATCTCTGAGATACTATCCACCGCTACTGATGAAAAGTCTTTGGCGTTATCGACAAGCCACGAATAAGCCTCCCTGAGATCCGCCATTGTGCCGATCTCGATAAAAGGTAGTTCGGTATCACTAATTGATAACAAGCCGCCCTCAGCGCTCAGAATGACCGGATTGGGCAATGTTTTAATTAACGTTGTCTTACCAGCACCAGCTTGGCCATATACAAGCACCTTCACGCCAGTAGATGATACGGACGACGTACTTCTAAGATTGACTGACATTTGTTTTCCTTATGTTAAAGGCGGTCGGACTATCCGTTCGCCTATTTAAATATTAGCAGAGTCTTTCAGGTATGGGAATATACTCTTCGGACGCTACCAATAAATCTGCGTATTCCTCAAACGCTTCGTCCCGATCATGTTTATCGGTAAGATCAGCGCCTGGAAACATATCTTCTAAATTCTCCCCGATGGCCTCATCATCAGAAAATTCTATGATGTACAATCCTGGTCCTTCGAGGTAATAGTTTTCGATCCAGTAGTGTTTATCTGACGCGCTCATTGCTACTAGCTCTACTAACTTCTGCGAGTCTTTGTGTATCGATGCGAATTTCTTGCGTTTCATATGAAAGATTGTACTTCAAATCAATTATGATTAAGACCAATATCAAATTGATCATGAAGGCTATGCCAATGCAGATGTTTAAGTGCCAGTGCAAAGCTCGCTCCACACCAAAGTTATCCACAAAATTATGTATTTTTTTGAGCATCAATTGTCCTTATATTTTGCGATCATGGATGGCTCAACCAACTGGCAGAACCGCTTACCTTCAACGTGCATTTGGAACTCGTAACTATCAACGTCAATAGTCTGAAGCTCCGCAAAGTATCCGGCGTACTCTAACAACTGAGGCAAGTCTTTATCGTCTCGCTCAATGTATGCCCACTTGCCATCGACTTTGATAATGCTTGGAATCTCGTGATCGCGGTCTGCCGCCATCGCAAGGAACAACAGATTTACTTTTAGTATTTTCATTTTGATTTCCTCAGTTCATAACAAGGTTCACACATCCATCTGCGCTGGTGACGGACTTGCTTCCATCTGCCACCAGCAGTTGTTTTGAATTTGTTGCAGTAAGAGCAGTGGCGCTCTCCTGTTGCTTCCGCCACTGCCTCCCTCATGCGCCGTAGTTCCTGCCGGTGTTTATCAACTTTCATCGGCTGGTCACCTTTACGCTGAACACCGCGCTGGTCTTGGTGTACTTATCAAGCACATCGCTAGGTACGCCCATGTCTGCACACAGAGCTTTGTAGTCGATGGTGGATCGGTTAGCTTCAACGTAAGTAGCTCTGAACAGTGCGCCCTCTACAACTTTGGGACCACCAGCGTTGGCGGTACACTTGATGGAATCTTTGATCGCGTTTGCTTTAGACTGCAAGTCTGCGATCTTGGCAAGCAAGTCGCCTAGTACGTCAACTGAGGCAAGGTTTAGATTTTCTGATTTCATTTGATTCTCCTAGTTTTTGGGCTGTCTGCCAATCAGTTCGCCCGATGGGTTAATTATAAACTACATTAATACTTTTGTGTCAAATCTTGCAATTTAAAAGTTCGGCTAATTTGGCAACGCCGTCTTTCATATTCTCTGGAGCGTACTGAAAAAACTCTTCTGCCATCTCTCCGTTGATCCAAGCGTCGCCTTTATATATGCCGATAATCATGCCTTCTCTATCATTAGGTGCGTCAGTTCCGTTTAAATCGGTTACAACTACGTCGTGCTTGACATTATTTCTGATTATTTGAGCTACTTCTGCGGTGCATCCGCCACCAGTGTTAGTTGGCTCAAGATATTCTAAAACTTCGTGTAAGTTGAATTTTTCCATTTTCTTCTCCTTGTTTAGGGCTTTCGGCTAATTCCGTGTGCCCATGAGTAGAATTATACGGATTTAAACGTACAGTTCAACACTTTTTTTTCGATTAATTTAAAAAAAGTGTTAATTTAGTTACATCAGGTGAAACTTATTGTTCCAGCCAAGCATTTTCGATGGCCATGCACTGCTTCTCGCGCCAGATCCACTCTCTGTAATCCCTGGCCGGACCTTCAAATTTGCCCCATTGCGCCGCGTGACATGCCTCGTGCAGGATAATGTGGGGCTTATTCATGTCCCATCGGACGTAGATTACTGGGATATCGCCAGCCAAAAAGAATGTGGCGTTGCTCGGAGTGATCACCGTCTCCGGCGGATAGTGCAGATTGAACATCGCCAGGAAAGCAATTATTTCCTTCATTTTTAGACTCCCGCTTGAAAGTAGCCTTTTTTTAATCTAACATGTAAAAAAAAACACTTACAGGAGAAAATTATGAACATTAATGAAATCAAGCGCTTACTGTCCGACAGAAACTTGCGGGAGGTGAGCCGTCGCACGAATATTAGTTACTCGACGTTACGAAACTTAGTCAAAACAAAACATCCAGATCCGAATTTGAGTACGGTAGAGAAGTTGCAGGATTACTTCAACACGACGATTCCTGGGTGGACAAATGGCTGATATACGAGACTTATGGAAGAATTCAGAGAGGTCTGATCCGCCAGAGTTACAGTTCCGTCAGGCTATAATTGATGCAGGTCTTGAACCACCTTCGGAGGTGATACTTGATGGCAAGATTCATCGTTTTAATTCTGGCTCTAAGGGAAGGTCTGGCTTTGGTGATAAAAGCGGTTGGTATGTCGGCTATAGCGATGGCATTCCTGCTGGGCGTTTTGGCGATTGGCGCTGGGGAGTTGAGCATAACTTTGTAGCTGACATTGGTCGTAAGCTAACTGCCCGTGAAGAGATGGAGTTTGCGCGTCATCTGGATGAAGCTCGCAAGGTTCGTGAAGCGGCGGAGAAAAAGATGCGCGAGAACGTGGCTGACGTTGTGGACAAGATATGGTCTGAATCCGCAGAGGCTAACGCCGATCATCCGTATCTAGTTAAGAAAAGAATTGATCCAAATGGCGCTAGAGTAACCGGCGACGGTAGGCTCATCGTGCCGTTATTCAACGCCGATGGCGAGATGACGACTCTCCAGTATATCGACGCGTCTGGTGGCAAGCTCTATCACACTGGAGGCAAGACTGGCGGATCGTATTGGCGCATCGGGGATAATGAAGATTCGCATATCTACATTGCGGAAGGTTTTGCAACGGCGGCAACGATAGCTCAGGTCACAGATAAGGCTTGTTATGTCGCGTACTCTGCATCAAATATTCCTACCGTAACTGGCCTGCTGAGGGATCGTTACGGCCCGTCAAAGCGCATCATCATTGTCGCCGATAACGACGCGAACGGCGTTGGTAAAAACTATGCCGACCAAGCATCGGCTAAGTTTGGTGCGACTGTCATCATCCCCCCAGTCGATGGCATGGATGCGAATGACTATCTGTTGGCTGGAAACGATCTCTCAGCCCTCCTAGAGCCGCCTGAGCAAACGTTTGACTGGTTGCTCGATGGTAACGACTTCCGCAACTCTCCCGCGCCTATATCGTGGCTAATCAAGGGCTGGATGCAGAACAATAGTCTAATGATGGTTCACGGGCCATCGGGATCAGGCAAGACATTCTTGATGCTCGACTGGTGTCTGCGCCTGGCCGCAGTTGATATGGAGAATCGTGACTGGTGCGGACACAGAACCAAGCAAACGCCAGTGGCTTATCTGGCCGGTGAGGGCCACCACGGATTGCGAGGACGTATCGCCGCATGGCTCCAGCATCATGATGTAGACAGTATACAGATGTGGATATCCAAAAGCGGCACTGATCTAAATACTCACGAAGGCCTTGTAAAGGTAATTGAGAACATCAGAGCTTTGCCGGTTAGACCAAAGGTTATCGTTGTAGACACATTGCACCGATTTTTACTTGGCGATGAGAACTCAGCGCAAGATGCCAAGACGATGCTCGATTCGTGCGCCGTGCTAATGGAAGAGTTCGACTGTACTGTTATCCTGGTGCATCACACTGGCGTATCTGAAGAGGCACAGCACAGGGCCAGGGGATCAAGCGCCTGGCGCGGTGCATTGGATATCGAAGTGAGTGTGAAGCCAGGTAACTCTGATCGGCCAATTGAAATTGTGCAACGCAAGATGAAAGATGCCGAGATGCAAAAATCTAAATTCTTTGATCTCAAGCCAGTCACAATCAACGGTTGGCGTGATGAGGATGATCAATTGGTGTCGAGCGTTGTGCTTGATCCGGCGAATGAGCCTATTAGAGAGAACAAGAAAAGCTCAAAGGTTGCAGAGTTCAGAAAGCGATTTGAGCGCGCTTGGCATGCATCACATCGTGAGCGAGATGCAAAAGGTCGTCCATTTGTAGATAGGAACGCAATGCTTGATTTCTTAACTGGGCCTTTCATTGGCATGTCAGAGCCAGCCGCTAAAAAGGCATTACAAAAAGATCCATCACGCATGATTGGATGCTTAATTGATGGAGAAATAATCGTGCCATTTGGCAATGGATGGTCTGCAACTGACGCGGCAATGATCTTGGATCTTGAGTCGCAATGTCGATAAAGTGCTAATCTTGAGGACAAGACTTTATAATCAATATGTTAGAGGAGAAAAAGGACAGAGGACAATTGAGGACAAGACAAAATTGTCCTTTTGCGATCTCTTTAAAATCAATGACTTACAAGCAAAAAAAGACAAATGCAAGGACAAAATAATTGGAGGACAAGACAAGACATACTCTTTAGAGTATGTCTTTTGTCCTTTTTGTCCCCGAGATTTGCGAGTAGAATTTGAGCTGTGGATAACTTGTTGGAGTTAGAGATGAGTGAAGAAGTGAAAATGGGAAGGCCAACTGATTATACCGATGAGTTGGTGGATAGAATTTGCGAGGAAATTGCGGCTGGAAGATCGCTGAATAAGATTTGTAGCGATGAGTCTTGGAGTCCAGATAAATCTACGTTTTATCGTTGGATGTATCGGCATCCAGAGATCCGCGACAAATACGCGCGCGCGAAGAATGCGCAACAAGAATATGCGGCTGAAGATATCTTGGAGATCGCTTACGAAGCAACGCCTGAGACTTATAACGTGGCTCGATTGAAGGTCGACGCGCACAAATGGGTTGCATCAAAGCTATTGCCCAAACGATATGGAGAAAAACAACAGCTCGAACACACTGGCGAGTCTGGCGGGCCGTTGATCATCAAGTGGAAAGGTGAGAATGTCTAATTTTGATAAGTTTCTGTTCGTGATGGTAACTTGTTTGGTGTTAACTGTATTTGCGATGTTCGCGGACTTTTTGAGGTGGCATGCCTGAGATAGATATTCCTTACGAAGCTAGAGATGTAATGATGCCTTTTCACCGGCGCAAGCAAAGGTTCGCTTGCCTGGTGGCTCACCGAAGATGCGGCAAGACAGTCGCCGCGATAAATGACCTGATTCGAGATGCGCTCGTGACCCCGCGAGAGAATGTGCGCGTTGGTTACGTTGCGCCAACTTTTCGCATGGCGAAACAGATTTGCTGGGATTATGCGAAGCATTACACCCAGCACATCCCTGGCATAAAGGTCAACGAGTCCGAGCTGAGGATCGACTTTCCGAACGGCGCTAGGCTTCGATTGTTCGGCGCTGAGTCTGCCGAGTCGATGCGAGGTATCTATCTCGACTCAGTCGTGATGGATGAGCCAGCAGACTTTCCGGCCAACGTGTGGCCTACGATCATCAGGCCGACGCTTGCTGATCGTAGCACTCCAGATTCTCCAACTCGCGCCACATTCATTGGCACTCCGAAAGGTAAGAATGAGTTCTGGGAGATATTTGACAAGGCCAAGGATGATGGCGATTGGTATACCGCAATGCACAAAGCGAGCGAGACAAATATACTGCCGCAGGCTGAGTTAGAGGACGCGCTGAAGATCATGGGCGAGGATCGGTACGAGCAAGAGTTTGAGTGTAGCTTCGAGGCCGCAATCATGGGAGCGTACTACGGCACTGAGATGAAGCGAGCGACTGAAGAAAACAGAATCACGACTGTGCCATATGATAGATCGATGGGCGTTGTGACTGCATGGGACTTGGGCGTTGGCGACTCGACATCGATATGGTTTGCGCAATATGTCGGCGCTGAAGTTAGGTTGATCGACTACTACGAATCATCTGGAGTTGGCCTCGATCATTACGCTAACGTATTGCAAGACAAGAATTATGTTTACGAATCTCACATATTGCCTCATGATGTGCAGGTCAAGGAACTAGGCACGGGGAAATCCAGGCTTGAGACGCTAGATAATCTTGGAATTAGACCTGTCGAAATAGCACCGAACCTACGAGTTGACGACGGCATTCAGGCAGTACGATCCATGTTGGATCGATGCTGGTTTGATGAGAAGAAATGCAATCGAGGGATTGAAGCGTTGAGACAATATCAGCGAGACTTCGATGAGAAGGGCAGAACGTGGCGAGGTAGGCCAAGGCACGATTGGACTTCGCACGGTGCTGACGCAATGAGATACTTGGCCGTCGGCCATAGGCCGATGCAGACAAGCTGGGGCGAACCGATTAGGCGTAACTTGAAAGGTATTGTGTAATGGCTGGGCCATTAGGGATATTTAAGTTTTTGGACACAACGATTGATCCGAGAACCTACAATAAGTTAAAAAAAGGCAAGGAAGCGGTCGATCGGCTAAAGTGGACTGAAAACACTAGCCTTCAACCAGAAATACCTGCGCGAAAAAGTATTGAAGAATACGTCCAGAAAAATAAAACAGTTCCAATTATTTCATCTATCGTTGATAGGTCAAAAACGGATGCCATAATTGATAGTGTGAACGACATTCCGCTATCAAGACCTGTTAATGTTCAAGGTGGCACAGACTGGATGTTCAGGGATCCAGAAAAATTATTTGCGAACCAAGAGGCAATTGCAAAAAGACATTTAGATGTTGCTCGCGCCGTAAGAGATAAATACGGAGTTGATCCATTGTTTGCTCCAAATTTAATGTCCCCAACAGGCGGAGACTTTGCAACGCATTCAGCAGAATTAGCTATGAGCCATGCGTTTGAAAGATTAGGCCCTGCCGCAAAAAAAGAATTAGATAATCTTATTAAAAGTCGTGGATTTGATGTTCAGAAAACTAGGCCTTTGCCGGATGGGAAAAAAGAAACATACACGAAAAATTATAAGATAGACGACTGGTACGGAATAGATGATCCAAGATCAGTACAACAATTGCGAGATGCGCCTGCTGATCTAAGAAAAAGTATTGTCACTAAACTTGGAACCAAAAACTTTCTTGAATCAGAAGGATTTTTGTCGCCTGGAGAGATCAGAACAATCATTACTGCAGATGATCTTAGGAATGCTCGTGATAGCACGTTCACAAACATTGGAATATTTAATACTGCTGGAGAGCTTACTCCAGCCAATCACTGGAGTTATTCAACAGCGTTTCCAGGCAAAGGCGATGCGCCATTAATTGAGGCTGGAAATATAGGAATACTTGATTTTGATACATTGCTGAAAGCTGGAGCGAAAGATGCATCTGGAAACATTCCAATTGTTCCGTATACAAAAGCTGACGGAAATCCAAGAATAATTGCTGATCCAAGAAATCCAACTAATGCTGATCTTACTGCTATTGGTAGGAATATTAGCGTTGGAGAATTAAATGAGGCGCAATTAGAGAAATGGAAATCAGCAGGATTGCTTGGAGTGATGGGGCTTGGTGGCGCTGGTGCGGCATCGGCAACAGAGATTCCTGAGTTCTTGGATCGCATATACAATCCGCAGAACCATAAGTTCATCATGAATGATGACGGCTCAATATCTACGCATTTGATGGCGGCCGAAATGGACAGCGATGGCAATTGGTATGTGTTCCCGCTAATTCAAGAGGATGCCGATGGCAACTTAAACGATTACAGGAACGACTTTGACACCGCGATGGAAAAGGCCATTACAAGTGGCAACTTCTTGCCGTTTGGTCAAAACAAAGATGCGGCGTTAGAGTTCAGCAAAAATTACAAGCAAGGAACGCCGCTCGAAGATTTCAATCCGATGAAGCCAACTACTGAGCAGAATATAGAGTCGAGGTTAAACACTCCAAGACGTGATGAAGTAACTCCGATTAGAAGAAATGCGGCTTTAGGTCTTATTGCAGATGCATTTAAACTTGGCAAAGATGTTTTGAACGATATGCCAAATTTAAAAGCCTTAGTTGGGCAAGCATTTAGAGATGTTGGATTTGGGGCAGAAGTAGTCGGCGCAGAAGGAAGAGAGCCAGTTAAGGTAGAAGGAACATTGCCTGCTGGAAATATTCAGTTTGGATTAGCTCCAGAAGGATATGATAATTTGTCTTACGGTATGAGACCTACCGATGAGCAATTATTAGATATGGCATTACTTGGCTTGGGAGGCATAGGTAATTTGATAAAACCAATTAAAGCGTTGCGAAAGGTAAGATAGAACATGGGAATTCTTGACGAAATTATTTCTAAATTAAGAGGCCAGCCAGTTGAGCCTAATTTTAATGTAGAGCCTGATGGCCCACCGTCTCAAAATATTGCTCAAGCTCCAATAGTGAATAAAGGATTATTAGACATAGGATCTGCGCTTCCTGAGCAACAATTGCAAGATGACAGGTATAAGAAATCCAAGATTAGAAGAGTTGTTGCTTCGAGGCCTGGCGAGACTGATTATGAGCTAGAAAATGGCGTTATTATTACAACAACTGGTGTTGTATCTGATAGGACTAATAATCCTGGCAACATAACTGTGCCACAATATTATCCAAATGATCCTCGTAAATCGTTT